CACCAGTGTTTTTCCAGTCAATAGTTGTATTAAGTCCGTCTAGTTCTTTAAGCTGTTCATTGCTTTCCATCTTTCTTCTAGTAAGCTTGGATGCTGGAACCCTATATGCCAACTCAGTCTTTGGCCGATCCATACCGTCTTGAATTGGTTTGAAGAAAAATGGATAGTTAACAGATATTGGTACAACCTTATCCGTAAACATTTTTTTGGCATCTGATCCAGACTTGGAAAGTATTCCAAACCTAGCATCGGAAGATATTGTAGCCTGGTTGACAAGCTCTGCGCTTGACATAAAAGAGAATCCAGATCGTCTGTTTTTGAGGTAGCACATACCGTAACATCTTGCATCTGCTTTACATGCTTCCCAAAATATAAAGAAGAGTCTGTTTGCTTCTCTAAAGTCTGGCGCTCCAATATCGATCTTTGACCATTGCAAGTACATGTAATGAGTGCCAGTAATGTAAGTATTAATACCATTATTGGAAAACCAATACCCTTGTTCTCTTCTTGTAAATTCATTGTCAATATAATCGTACCATTTTTCTTTAAATTCAGCTGGATATTCTTCCCAGTCAAATCTACTTTTAATCTTACTTAATTCTTTTGGGTATTCTTGTTTTTCCCAGTATTGTTCCGCTTTTTTCTCACTTCGTTTAAACGGTTCATCTGCTGCTGGTAAAGCAATCCTGAGATTCTGTATTTCAATGATTTGTCCAATTTTACCTGTTTTACTTATTACTATAAAATCATAATCAGAATTATAACCATAATCCCATTTTTTAAATCTATTGTTTTTAGCTAATATCTTAGGATTTACAACGTCCTTAATTTCTTTCCAAAGAGTTTGCTCGTAACTCACTTACTTCTCCCTTCTGCAAAACCTTTAAAAGTTTTTTGTTCTTTAACTTCTTTAGGTTTTTCATTTAACATATCTTCCTCTTGTTGAATACGATTAAGTATTTCAAAAGCATCAAATATAGCTAGCTTCTTAGTTGCGGCAGCGTTCTTTAATCTGTCAGCGCTTACATCATCGTCTGAGTCAACAATCTTTTCTTTTGCTACCTTAATAAGTTCCTCAACTGCTTTTTGCCCAGCTTGGATTATTTTCTTCTTCGTTTCCTTGGTATTCATGAGTTAAAGCTATATCATTAGATTTCATACAATAAAGTCGTTCACCTTCTATAATAAACTCAAACTCAGAGTTAGGTGTAAACGTAATAAGTGTTCCAGGTGTGATTCCTAGAGCTTTTAAGGACTTATTAGAATATTTTACTATTCCAATATTAGGTTGTTCTTTTCTGTTCTCTAAGACACTTTGGTTTTTTAGTGGTTTTACGAAGCAATAGTCTAAATGTGTTTTTAAATTATACATATAGATTTGCTCAGGCGCAACAAAATAAAGATCATCTTTGAAGTGAGTTGAACTATTTCTTTCTTTGCCTTTTTGATCATACCATCTTCTAAATATATTATGGTGAATATATAATTCATCTCCTATATTTATTTTAGTAGTATAAGCTGCAGGAGTTGAAACTACTACAGCTTTTTTACTAATAAATCTATGATCTTCAATGCCGCTGTTGATAATAAGATCAGTACCAGCAACTGTTCTTGTATTGTCATACCTATCATTTAGTGGTTTGACAATAAAATAATACAAACTTTGCACTAGTACTTAAGATCATACTCTACAGATATAGCCATATTAGCATTAAACTTTTTCCAAGGTAAGACTTCATTATTTTTAGTTATAAAAATATTATATGATTGGTCTTGGTCTTCAAAAAGAATATCGCTAATAGTATGTCCACCGTATACTTCCTGACCAGTTGAATAATGCATTGCATCGTTCTTATAGTCAGAACCTATACTAATCTTCCTTATTACTTTCGACATTTTCTTCTATCTTAGTATAAGAGCCATCTTCAAGGTCAATATTAATAGCGCCATATTCAGCTTCTAATACTTCCTTATAGTCTTCGATCTCTTTATTAACACCAGCTATTTCATGCAATAATCCATGCTTTTGGCTTTCTAATAAACCAATGTTATGGACTAATTCATTAAGCTTTTTTTGTTGTTCTTGAATTAATTTTAATTCTTCTTCTTTGATTTTCATTTGATTAGATTTTATTTAATTGTTTGTTTGTTAATTATATATTCACTTGCGGAAATATAATTTTACTCTTCTGGTATTGGCTCGCTCCAAGCAGAGGTTGCTAATAATTCAAGAGCTTCTGTTTGGTTCATAATATCACCTATTGGCGAAATTGAACCATTTGAAATAAAACTTGGTGTTACACTATAAGAAAGTAAACCTTGAGTGTTTGCTAAGTTTCTACGCATACTTTGTGCAGAAGATTGATTTACTTGAGAAAAAAGCACTTTGTCTGTATCGCTTAAATCTATTACTATATAACTTCTATTATTCATTTTTATTTATTTTAAAA